CTTGCACCCTCTCCTGCAGCAAAAGATAATACATTATCATCGTTTACATCTTCATAAGCTTTACTGACCGAGATTGCGTATTTATGTCTAACTTGGAAAAGTCTTTCTGCTTTATTTAAGTTTTCTATTTCAAATATAAATTCGTCATGACTTAATTTTCCATCTTTATAAAGAGTAGCCATTTTATCTTTAGATTTTATAAAATAACCAGATCCTCCGTGTTGTAATATTTGGCTGGTCCAATCGCTCTCTTCTGAAAAAGCAGGTAAAGGAAAGATAGTCATGTTTGGTAGAGCAGCTCCTGGATTAAACTTAGTAATTGTTTTAAACATCGCATCAGTGACGTTCATTCCCTGGTTAATTACTAGGTTATCAAAGTATTCCATAGCTTGTCCGCCAACAGCTTTAACTGTTCTTGAATCTTCTCCAACATCAAACTCATAACTATCACTAGCAAAAAATATTGCTTTCATCATAGATGTTGTTGTTTTGTATTCTGAATATAATTCTGAATCTTTTTTAAGCAGATTAATTTTCTTTAATGCCTTACCAGTAGATTCAGCAGATAATTTTAAAAAAGAAAGATCTGAATCTTTAACTTGTACTCTTTTAGATAATGCTTGTAATTCTACAGGAGAGTCGCTGTTTATTATTTCTTCATTAATATCAGCAACAAGTCTTTCATCATCTAAAGCTATAACACCAGCTCTATAATCAATGAGCTTTCTATACATAGTTTCGTCAATATCATTATTAACATAAGCTCTTTTTAATTCTGAATATGTAATTAACTTATCTGAAAAATCTTGATTGTTAGCGTTTTCGTGAAAGTCTTTTATTCTTACAGCAAGCTCAGCAAAGTTATTTGCTTGATCTTCTAAATTCTTAGCATCAATAATTTCCATATCTTTTATTTCAGCCTCAACATTTGCTGCTGAATTTTCGTAAGCTTTTTCTAAAATATACTCTGCTGTTTCTGTGTCTTTAATGTTATCAGTAATAATCTTAGGATTATCAATTACAGAGTTAGGATCATTTGTTGCAAGCATAATAGCTGCATTTTCTTGGATCTTATTTTCTTGTTCATCTTGTAAAGTAATCCAATCTGCAGGCTTATAAAATAATTTATTATTTTCATTTGCAAAATAATTATTAATCCATCCCTTAGCTTGATTAACTTCTTTTCTATTATTAGATGTTGCAATAATTCCTTGATATTTTTCTAGCTCAATTTTATCTGTAGCAATTTTTTCCTCTATAATATTATTAGTTATACTCTTTTCTAAATCTAAAGAAGAACTAGATAACTTAGATGCAAACCAAGAATTAACTTTCTTTTTAACTGAGTTATTAGAACCAAGTATTGCTTTGTCTTTAACTAAAGACATCATGCTATTAAATGTAGTTAGATCTTCTGGATTATTAGATCTATCATAATTGATAGCCATCTTATTCATTTTAGATTCTATATCATTATTGATAGCTGTTGCTTTACTGTCGTCTTTAGTTTTTTTAATTACAGCAAATAGATTAACAGCAGCATCTGCAGCACCTGCGCTAGCTTTTGCAGAACTATAAACTGAACTAGGAGAAACAGCTAATTGAGTAGCAGATACATTAGTTGATTTAGTATCTATAGTTGCTTGCGATTTATAAAGTTTAATAGCCATTAATTCATCGCTCCATATACAGTTGCACCAGTGTTAAGTAGAGATTGTCCAGCATCATAGTAGCTTTGTCTTTTAAGAAGTTTACCCTCCCACTGAGCTAACATACCTTTTGCCTCTGACATCAATGCTTGGTTTTCAGATCTTGCTCTAGCATTCTCTGCATTAAACTTTAAAATTTCTGCATCAGTTTTTAATTCGTAATCTTGATCTATAAATGCAATTATAGGAGTACCCTCCATAGTCACACCACTATTTAGATAAGATACTTTTAATTGATCTCTTATTTCTTCTGCAGTTTTTTCAAATTTAGGTTTTTCAAAAGTTTCGTAAAAATGAAATGCTTGATCTTTTTCTTGTCTTTGAATAGCAGCATCTCTTTTGTATATCTCGTTATTATAAGCTCCTAACTTCTTTGCTGCTTTTCCACCTGATAAAATACTAATAAATGACATTAATAAACCTTTGCGTATAAGTAATGATCCGCACCATCGGGACCATAATTTTTCATTAATCCCTCTCGTTTGAATCCTAGCCACTCAGCAAATCTGATAGCTGTATCAGAGTCTGCTTTGACGGCAGTTTGTATTCTTTTTAATTTGTTATTTTTTGCTAATAAATCGGTTCTTCGTTTGATTGTTTTAGCACAAAAAATCGGATATTTGAATATATCCCTCGATGCTAAGACCCACCCCTCAGCAACGCCATCCCAGAGATAACAGATACCTCCTGCCGCTATAGGTTTGTTATTAAGTAAACCAGTAAACGACATTCCAACATCTTCAATATCCACAACATATTTTCTATGTTCTGGTTTTAATTCAAGAGCAACATCATTCATGCCTAACTCTAGGATTTGTTTGGCATGCTCTTTAGTAAAAGGTACTATTTCTATTTTAGACACTTTCAGTTTCTAGTCTTGGATATATACCCAAGATTGTCATTGGCAGCGCCTGTGGTTGTTTTATATATACTAATCCCTCTGTACCATAATCTGAATCAAATTCTATATGTTTATCTCCAGTAAATAATGGAACAGGTAAATCCATACTAGCTGAACTATCTCTGAAATCTATTGCAGTTAAAGTGTCTGCGTTTGGTCCAACACTTGCTCCTACTGTTTCATGAAATCGAACAGATAAGTCATAAATTCTTTTTACTTTTGTTTGTGTAGTTTCTTGGTATCCCTCATCTAATCTCATTGTTTGTAGATCAGATGTATAGCCTAATCCTATGTTTGCCTCTTCTATAGCGTTGTCCAGGCTAACAGCTCCCGAAGATACCACCTTATCATTTTGTGCTGCACCCTCGCCAATAATAGAAACTTGTTCTCCCTCTAAGTGAGATAAACCACTTAATGAGCTTGTGGCATCTCCACTATAATTTAAACCAGAATCTAAATAATGAAACGCTGTAAGATCTGAATTAAAATTAAAAGGTGTTAAATATTCTACATATCTTTTTTCTGCACCATTAATCCATCTCTTAACTATAACCCAGACTTGATCCTCTTCTGCACCAGCTATAACTGCAACACTCTCTACTTGAGCATGAGTTAAAATATTATCTGTTTGCTCTGATGTATGAGCAGAAGTCATATTTACTTCTGTAAGTAGATCTTCATTTCTATAAAGCTGAAATTGATTATCATCTACTTTACCTACAAAGTATTTAGTGTTTTCAGCTAAACCACCAATAGATGTTCCTGTGTTATCGTAGTAAACAATATCTCCAGTTTTGAATCCATGATTAGCAGAAAAAATAATATCAGTATAAATATTAATTCCTTGATAAATATATTGTGTAGTATCAGATCCTGGAGCTGTTGTTAAACTGATAGCTGTTCCTCCACTAGCATTTCCAGATGTAGATGCTAATTTAATAGTATTAGCATCAACAGATATTACATAATATAAATTAGAATTATTTAATCCTCCAATAGCATTTGATGGAGCATTATAATAAACTGGATCTCCAGTAGCTAAGCCATGAGATGATATTGTAATTGTATTGTTAGCTGTACTAACATTTGTAGAGTTTGCGGTAAAAGCTATTTGTTGTTGTTTAATATCTTTACCTGTATCAGACTTGCCACCGAATATGTGTCTATGCCAAGCTGTGACTTGCTCTAATCGATTGTATGTAAGACCTGCTAGCACTCCATCGGTTCTTACACACCAGACTATGGAAAAAGGCTCCTGCTGATAATCCATTTGAGTAATACCCGATTCCGTTATATGTTCTGCCAAGATAGTCATATCTGGAGCTTGATAACCATCTGAGTCAAAATTATATGCTAGCTCTCGAATCTTTCTTTTCGCTCTTTGTAGAAAGATAGTGGCATTACCAATCGATAGCGCATCTACTCCTGCACTTCCGTAATTAGATTGTTTTCTAATATTAATATTTGTAGGTGTAATTGCATCTTGAGAAGATCCAGAACTAACTGAATATTCTCCACCTGTTGTCATAACAATAAGTGTTCTTGTTGCTTTTAATGCCTCAATAACGTTTACCTGGTTTGATGCAATAGTATAAATCATGGCATCATCAGCATTCGTTCCGCTAGTAAAATTTTCGTAATCTCCAGATTTAGAGAAGTATAAAGTTTGTGGATTGTTAGTTGTAGATGCAAAAACTAATCTTTGTTCAAAGAAAGAAACACAAGATGGAAAACCAGTAGTGGTACTCCAGGCTCCTAACTTCCAATCTTCTACAGCATTCGTATTATCAAAATCATCTTTTACTTCTGCAGTGACAGAAGTTGCAGATCCAAAAGCTGTAATCTTTGCATGACCATTAGAAAAACTAATTAATCTATTTACGTCTGTGCTTACAAATGTAGAGCTGCTGGCAGTAATTGTAATCGAGGATCCAGTAGTTGCAGATGGAGCCATTGTAGTAGTTGAAGTATTTGCATCTAGATATGGTCCATTAGTAAATTCAGTTTCAGTTAAGCTCCAAGATGTGTGACCTGTTCTAGATAACTTTCTTACAGAATGGTTATTGTGAACTAGATACATAACATCTGCAGATTGTGCGAACTTAATATCAAATAATTCTGCAGTTAAATATGGAGAGCTAATCTCATAAGGAGAACCAGAAGATTCTATTTGACCATCATCTTTATAAAATCTTATGTACTGATTGCCAAATTCTAAAATATAAGTTTGAGTAGTAGAAAACTCAAAAGGTATTAATCTTGTTTTAGCAGTTTGTGTTTTTACAGGAGAAACATAATATGTGCCTGGTCGTCTAGTGACGGGACCATGTGGAAGAACTACAAAATTTTCTAATCGTGTACATCCACTAAAGTATTTCTTAAAATCTGTTCTTCCTTGCATACGCGAAGAAAGCTCCCCAGCGGTAAAGCTGGGAACTGATAGAAGTTGTTTTCCCATATTAGTATCTGCTATTTATAAATTCGTCTGCTTGAACTTGATCTGTTGGTCCAAGACTTTGATCTGTATTATAACCACCCTCGCTAGCGTCTGTGTGTCTAGCCTCAGATAATTTAAGTTGATATTTTTCGTTAAATACTTTTGCTGTTTGTAAGTTAGCTGTAATAGAGAAACCCATATCTGCTGCAAGAGCTGCAGATATAGTCTCTCTTAATAAGACATCCATTTCGTTTGGATCTGTGACTTGTGAAATATAAACTAATTTAATTGCAGATTCTGTAGATAATATTTTTCTACCCTCAATCTTATAATTAGTATCATAAGCATTAATACCTAAAACTCTCAAGCAATCACTTGGTAAAGTAAAAGCATGAGTATAACCCCAATCTGGAGCTGTAGTATCAGCTGCTAAAGTAATTCTTTTTGTTAAACAATTCCAAGGATGCGCTCTAAATACTGCATCTCTTACAGTATTATATCTTGCATTACACAATCTACCATTCTTACTATTTTCAGAAAGAGATGTGATTGCGCTAGCTCCGAGTTGGTTTAATGCAGAATTACAAATTTCAATTACAGATGCCATTTAATTATGCCTTTTTTTTATTTTTTTTAGGAAAACCAGCTTGCATATTTTTATATGCTTTAGCTGTTATTGTTGACTTCTTCTTAGATCTTGAAGTGCCAGCACGTTTCCTAGCGTTAATATTACGATAGAGACTCATATTACTTGCCTCTCTTACTGTTCATTATTTTTTTCTTTAGAGTAGCTGGTAATCTTTTTTGACCACCTTTTAATTTATTACTTGGTCTGCCTTTTTTCTTTCCGTATGTACCTGGTCCCATTGGCATAAGGTTCTCCTATTTGTTGTTTGTTTTTATTATATATTTACGTCTTAATGTTCTTGGCTTAACTAAGGCATGTATTTCTGCCTCTGTTAATTCTTGCTTGGTATCAAAACCATAATGATATTTGCTATCGTTTTTAAATCGATCTACCAAAACATATCGGTAAATGTGATCTTTACATTTGAAATGTAAGACAAGTTTTGGTTGATCTATTTTCTTTGTCATAAGATAGGCGGGAAATTAATCCCGCCTATAATTAGTGATTATTACTCGTCACAAGGTACTTGGAATACATGAGTTTCTTGCATTCTAGTAGCACCTAATGCCATTGAATAGTAAACTTGAGTCGCGTAAGACTTGTCATCTCTTTCAGTGATTTTAGCTTTTGGCTCAGCACCAATCGCTAATTTAACCGCATCTTGAGTGAAACCGAAACACAATCTGTCGTCTGTGTTTGTAGCATCATTGTTAAGTCTAGTTGACATAATGAACTCAAATCCTAAGAACGAATTAATATCGCCTTGAGCTAAAGCTTTTACAGTGTTGAAATCAGATGATTTAACTTCTGTAGTTGCTAATAGATCTTGGATCTGTTTTGGTCCACAAACAAAATATCTTTTTATGCTTGGGTCCACATCGCCATTATCAAAGAAAAACTTAGTTTCTAAAAGTTTAGCGATTGTTAGTCCATCAGTTTGCTGTGCAGTTGAGAACTTAGAAGAACTTGGTAAAGCTACCGCTGTTCCTCCAGCAACGCCTGTATCAGCAGATCCGCCAAGAGCAGCGATGATTTGGTCATCGATTGTTCTGTTCATAGCAGCTGCCGCAGCTTTTGCGTAGTTTGACGTAGGATCATTTAGCATTCTTACTTTGTCTAAATCATCAATTAAATCAGCCCATTCGAAATCGCCTAAGCTGACACGTCTTCTGCTGTGTGGTGTATCTACTCTAGGAGTATCTCCGTGTCTAGTTGTTCTAGCCACAGCTGCAGTTGCTCCAATTTGATCGAAGAACGCATTTTTTCCTCTTACAGTTTCAACATCAACAGCACCTCTTAATTTGCTACCCATTTGTTGAGATAGCATAGTCACATTTGATGAATACTGTTCAACAAATGCGTTAGTTATATTAACAGACATAATTGTCTCCTATATTGGTTATTGTTGTTGTTATGTTAAAACGGATGATTATCCTTGCGGGTCGTTCCTAAATTTTAGATCTCATGGATCCTATTCTATTCATAGTGTCAATTTGGGTCTTTCGATTATCCAAATATATTTCAGCTATACAGATTCTTTTTGTTCTCGTAAAGCCAAAACTTCTTCAACAGCTGCCTCATGATTAGGATGCATTTTATCCCAATATGCAGAATTAGGAGCAGTTAATTCTCCTATTTGTTTATCTATTGCTTGAGGAGTTAAGAATGTTGGTCCAGATGGATTAACAAACTGATCCTCTCCCATTTTTTCAGCAAGTGTTGCAAATGCTTTTATAATAGCAGGATTGTCTCCTAACTTAGATCCATCTGCCATTGGAGCATCTAATACTTCTGCTGCAACATATTGCTTAGCCATAGAGCTAGCTGCTTTTAATTTTTGGTCATAAGCTAAACCATATTCTTTTTTAAGATCTGATACAGCATCTGTTCTTGCTTTTTCTGCTGCTGCATTCTTAGCATTAGATTCAGCTGCAACATTTTCTTGATACCACTTAACCATTTCGTTCGCCTGGTTAGGAAGTAATCCCATTTTATGAGCTGCTGTTGCAAATGATTTTAAACCCTCTTGATTTATATCTTGAGAATCAAATTTATATTCCTCAGCAGTTTTTGGTCTGCCAAGTTTTTCGTAAACTGCATCCCAATCTTTTTCTGTTGCAAATTTATTCGGTACAGGAATCTTATCAGCTCCTACCATTTTTTGTGCATGCACAAAACTTTTTGCTAAGCTTTCAATATCTTTAATATTTTCTAAAGATTTATCTGCTCTTATTTCATCAGAAAGACTTGCTTTCCAATCTGTGTTTGTTTCTGCAGTTGTCGCTGCAGTTTCTCCAGACAATACCGAACCTTGTTCTTGTACTGCTACCTCTTGATTTTCACTTGACATTGTTATTTATCCTTTTTGTTTATCATGTTATTAATGAACAAGACCACGGATCTTGATCCCTCTAAGTATGCGCTTTCGTGGCTATCTCCTTTTATGTGAGTAGTCGAATTAAAGCTGCATCTCTTTTTAAGATCTTCAAGTACACGTTGTCCACTCTCGGATCCAAAAGTCGTTTTATAGTCTATCTCTAATTGTTTAATATCTTTCTCATTCATCAGCTACCGCCTTGATTGCTGGAGCTGCTTTGCCTGCTGCCTCTGCCATTTGCATCTCTTGTTGCATTTGCTGCATCTGTTCGGCTTGAGCTTGTTTCTGTTCTCTCATCTGCTCTACCTCAGCTCTAGATCTTAATATCTTAGCAGGTAAACCAATTACATCTTTTAGATGAGCTACTAATCCATCTACATCTAAATAATCAAATACAGGAGATACTTGTTGGATTGCTCCAAATACTTCAATACCTCTCATGATAGATGATAAATCTCCAGATTTTTGAGCTTTAGCTATTGGAGAAACATATTCTATTTCTATAACTTGATTTGCTAAAAACTCTGGAACTTCCTGGAATTTCTTTTGTTTAAGTAAAATATTAAAACATCTTGTTATTAATGGCTGTAATAACTCAGATTGTAATCTACCTAATACTGGACCAAGTATTCTCATCTTCTCTTCTTGTTTTTGCATGACTTCTGTTGCTGTCATGTTAGATCCTTGAACAGATAATAATTGATCGACAAAGAAGTTTTCTCTAATAGCTTTTCTTCTTTGCTCTTCCATCTGTAAACCTAAAGGCTGGTTGCTACCAATATTTAATGGTTCAATTCTTTCTCTGGTTCCAGATCTGTAGAAATTTAATCCTCCAGGTACTGTTCTTACAGGTAATACAAAACCATCATCGGGTACCATTAAAGGTGGATCTATTTGTTTCTGAGCTGCTTTGATAGAAACTTTAGCCATTGTGTTTAACATCTTAACATCTGGTAAAGCATTCATCGCAGGAGATCTGCCATAGATCTCATTAGATGCTTTTAAATATCTTGGAACTACATAAGGGAAATCATTGAAACCACTTTCACTTAATAAGAAACCAGTATCTTCATGAACATAACAGCTTGAATAAGGTTTGTTTACATTGTTCTCATATATACCACCCATCTCATTAGGCATTACTGCATGAAGTATAACTACATCATCTTGAGGATTATTTCTTACTTGTTCCATTATATCATGAGGTAATTCTGCTTTTGGAAACATCGCAGGTAAAGATCTAGCTTTTAGAATAAACTTTCTAATAACTGTATCTACTAAACCTTTCTGGTTCTCTGATATAAATAACTCTGAGATATGAATAGTTTTAAATCTTAAATCATCATCTTCATCACTTTGGATAAACATTCCTGCTGTACCAAATGCAATTAGATCATGGTATAATTCAAAAATTTCTTGTTGGAAGTTAGATCTAGAGAATGCTTGCAACATAACTTTATTACAATCTTCCAACCATTCAGACGCTGAATCGTCTTGATCTACCATTTCGTTTCTGTACTTTAAAGAAAACCAAGCGGAAGTAGTAGAAGTCAACATCCCATGTAAAGATGCTGCTAATAATTCTAAAGCATGTGTTGCAGTACCATCGAAGATTTGCTCATGCCTTTTATCTCCTTTAGATCTTTTCTGTGTAATATCTGCTTTTCTTGGTAGCATGTAATCTGCTACATCTTGCCAGTGAGATTCCCATGTTCCTCTTTGACCCCGTAAAGAATTATATGTGTCTATAACTCTTTTAGCCTTTGGTATTATTTCCATAAATTATCCTAATAAAGTTTTCTTTCTTAATTTTAAATCGCCACTGCCTAATCCTTGCGGACCCGTTAATATCATTGATGATCTTCCTTTACCCCTATCAATTCCAGAATCAGTAGATGTTGCTTGTGATACTTCTGCTTTTGTTGGCGCAACGACTACAGGAGCTGGAGCGGGTGGTTTTGGTCTTGATACTACTCCTCCCATACTATCCTCCTAATAAAGTTTTCTTTTCAACAGTTGCCTCAGACTCATCCCCTAAAGGAGAAGTAAGAATAGTCTGTTTTCTTCCTACTCTGTTTCTTCTAAGTTTTGCTGCATCAGCTGCTGCCTGTTTTCTTCTTTCCTCATCCTCGTAATCTGGGGATTGCGGTAAAGGTTCCACTGGTGGAACTGGCGGCATCGCTGGAATTTTTGGTGTTAAAAAACTCATCTTATACCCTCATGTATTTTATAATCGCTCACTGCGATCGTTTGTTGTATTTTACTTTTGTTCTCATAATCATTTATCGACATAGCTAAATATCTCATCGCATCTGCTGCGTGCGAACTCCAATCATGAGTTGGCTTATTATGAAACATTTTCATCTTCTCGTTATATTTTCGATGATAATGTTTCAAAGCATCTATTAAAGGTTTAGTCTTATCTAGGTTAAACCAACATCTGGGTAATAACATTTTCAAACTATGGATCCCATCTTCTAGTGGAATCTTAGGAAGTATTCTAAAATTGACTCCTAGTTGATATGCTACCTCTCTCCTAGTTTTACCAGAAGAAAATTCCTGTACCTCAATATCATGCGGTGCATAATGCTTATCGTAAATGTAATCTTTATCTTTAAGAATAGAAATATAATGCGGTAATCCCTCTCGTCTATTCTCGTAATAATCTATAATCCTTATCGTATTACCAAGCTTTTGAAAAAAAACAATAGCTGTGGAATCTCCGACTCCTATATCCCAAGCAGTAGATACTAATAAACTTGGATCATATTCCATAAGAGTAATCTGCTCTTGATCTTCTACAGCTTTCATAATGTTGCCGTAAATAGATCCCTCGATATTTGCAATCCAATCGCACTCGAACTCCTGGCGGAATTTTGTTTCCCCCATAGCTTTCTTAGCAGCGTCTAATTCTTCCTGGTCTATAATCTTAGTATCCGATGCAGCTGCTGTATAAGCGAACCATTTAGGATCTGCTAAAGCTGATTGATACAATTCGTAAAATAGATTCGACATCCCAGCTGGCGTACCGATCATATATGCGAATCCCTTTCTGTCAGATAGAGCGGGTCTAATTATCTCATTCCAGAGCTTAGGTTCTATCTGAGCTACCTCGTCAATTACTACTCCGTCTAAGGCTAATCCCCTTAGTGAATCTGGTTGTTCAGAAGATAACAAAGTAATTCTTGCGCCATTCGGCAGATCGCATCTTAATTCTGTTTCATTGAACCTGGTTGTTGGAATAGCTCCAGCAAACATTTTCATATAATCCCAGGCTATGGATTTAGCCTGCTTATAAGTGGGAGCTATATAAGCGTATCTAGGATTGACTAAAGTATTTTGTAAAGCAGCGCGAATAAGATGATTCAACATACATACTGTTTTTCCAAATCTTCTGTGGCATGCAAGTACAGCAAATCTATATTTATCTAGATCATCATGTAGTTTAGCCTGCAGCTCCCTTGGAGTGTATGGTATCTCAACGTGCATTATAAAATAGCTAGAACAACAATAACTACCGCTATAATTGCACAAACTGTTTTATGTTCTTTAACAATATGTGGAATATGGTCTTTAAGTTTCATTAACCCTCCTAATGTATTGTTGGTAAATCGAATAGATCTCTTACAGATTTATAATCTATGCCACTATTTTTCATTAACTTGTTTACAAACTTATTAGCGTGATGCTCATTCTGGAATCCGTTTAAATGAATTACTAATCCATTTGTATCCTCAGCTATAAAAACCATAGCGGTAATTAATTCATCTGTGAATCTATCTTTTGCCATTTATGCTTTCTTGTTTTTATTTGCAAAATTTCTTGCAGCAGCTACAGAACCAAAACCCCATTTCTTTAATGCTAGAGCTTTTCTTGTAGGCTTGCCGTTTTTATCTTTCATGGGACCAGCCATCCCTGCAAAGCGAGCTGCAAATGATACGCGCCTGCCAGATGTACCAGAGCTTAATTGTTTCTTTAGGTTAGATCCTGTTGTTCTATTAAAGAATGCTCTACCTCTTGCATTCAATCCACCTGTTTTGCTCTTATGTTCTTTTGAATAACCCATGTTTACCTTTCTATGTATGTGTGTGTGTGGCTTAGTCGGGATAAATATATATTACGCGCCAGCGCCCACTTTTTGGGGGGTACCCCCTTTGCGCATTTCCCTTTTCACTTTTTAGAAATCAAGCCTTTTAATACGTCATTGGTTTCTTAAACCGCAGAGAACCTATACTAAATCTAAAAAATAAAAGCCTTGTGTTATATTTGTGTTGCTATTTAGAATCATTCGAGAACAAACAGCGAACATTTCAGAAATCATACGCGCGCGCGGAAAGCTGCAGCTGCGTCTGATGTACCCGAAAAACAAGGGTCAACCAGAACTAATCCTTATTCCTTTTCTTGATTAACTCCGCCTGTTCCAGATATTGCTTGAGCGCCCATACCTGGTACTTGATCCATAATCTCTTTAACTTCGATAATATCTTTTTTAACATCTGGCTTACCCCACGATATAGACATAGTTAAGTCTTGTTTCACTTCTGATTTAGTTTTATCAGCGAACACGTTGCTTGCTAATTTGCTGGCAATCCATCTGATATGACTCCATTTTTCTTTAATGAAATGCATCTCTTGATTAGACTTTGGGATCTCCATATCTTCTGCAATCTTATCTAACAATGTGTAAACGCCTGTCTCTCTTGCGTGCCTAATCTTTTTTTGTAGATCTTCATCTTCTCTTTGTGCTTTGTAAACAGAAGATAAACTAGGCATAGTCTTATCTCTACAGATCTTTGAAAGTGGTTCTCCCAATTCCAAACGTTTAATTATTTCTTCGTATCGATTATCCATTTTTTAATTTCTTCATCCGTCTTATTTTTAAACGGCAATAAATTCTTATAAGCTTTAATCTTTCCCTCAAGTGTAGTTGCTCCCTCGCACATCCCTCCATGGAATCTACACCTGTAATGACCACTCTTTTTTAAGTACCCCTTTGCCTTGCAGCGAACTCCACTGTGTCTAGCAATAGACTCACATTGAATTTTTTTTAGTGGTCTGCCAGGCATAGAGGATTTAAAGGTGGGAAATGAAAGAAACACTTTGCGTGCATACTTTTGCTTTCATTATAACACTTTGTTTAATTTATTTTGTCGATGTTGTCGAGCATGTTTTTCTTTTTTGCTTGTTCTTCCAATTTGATAAGTGCTGACAAGTATCGATTCTTAATTGTTGTTCTGTGTACGCCATAACGTCTAGATAGAGCTGCCCAGGAAAACCTCATGGCTCGACCCCAAATCAATCTTCTTTGGTCCAATTCAACCAGGATAAGTAAATCAATGGCAAGCTCCCAACACGCCATTTGCTTGAAATTAGCTCGTAATTTGAGTCCAGGTTTCTTGTCATAAAAGCCTATATCTTTTGGGTCATAACTCATGTCTAAGAGATCCCACATGGCAGGTGTTCCAGGAGCTTTGGGTTTGCTCATTAAACGTTCGCAGGAACCTGCTTGTTCAAATATTTCAATTAACTTAACTAATCTTTCGTGCATGCTGCGTAATAATAATTTGTGCAGCGGTGCTATTCTTTTTTGGCTTATTAATCTCCTCGATTAGATTCTTAAACTTATGAACCTTAATTCTTTTACCACTTTCCGACCGAAATTCCAGGTAATCTCCCCATTCTCCGTCATTCTTATAACTTTCTCCTTTATGATCGATCGTTCGTCTAGAATGATTTGCAACCCCCCTGTCGGAGTATGCTCTATTATAGTTATACCTATTATTATTCTTACCCCTATAATAGTTATATTTAGTTTTATTAATATCAGTCACTACTGACACATTATTTGATTTATTTGACACATAATTATCCACAATCAGTTTCTTTCTAGTATTTTCTAGTATTACTTGTTTAGGTAAATGATATTCGTTAGTTGAACTCTTCCTTGTTATTTTAACATACCCCAGCTTAGCAAGATGTAGAATACTTCTATAAATAGTAGATCTACTTAAACCAATACCTTTAGATATTGTTGCATGGCGCGGATAACAGCTGCCAGTGTGGCGGTTCATATAAGATACTAATTTATAATAAACCCGAACATCGTTCGAACTTAGCCTGGAGTCATCCAAGATAGCTTTATCGGCAACAAAAAATAGACTCATT